AAATCTAAATAATCTACTAGTAAACAGTCTACTTTTTCACCACAAGATATTTCATATTCACGCAAAAATACTCTTATGTCATTTGCATTAACACCGTTAGGCATCTGCTTGACTCTAAGTTTACCAGCACCTTTGGCTTTCATACGCACCTTCAAATCTACATCATCCATATTACGCATAACTTCTTTTGTACCATAACCAGATACCATACTATCTAATCTCATACTAATAAGTTGCTCACTGAGCTCTAAACTAATATAAACAGTATTCATACCTGCAAGGGACCAATTCACTGCAAAGTTTTGTAAAAATAAACTTTTACCTGCACCAGAACCACCAGCAAAGATTGTCATCTCTCCTCTGTTCATGCCACCATATAGTTTATGATCTATACCTTTCCAACCTGTACTAATTGCACCTGCTTGATCTTTTATCCATTGTAGTCTTTCTTTAGGATTTTCAAAATATTCTAATCCCAAGTCTTTTACTAAACCAACTTGACTTGCATCTTTAATTTTATTTTCCACAGTACCATAGTCTTGATTTTCTAACAAGTCAGTACTTTCTATAATTGCTTTTTCTAATGCCTTATGCCTACAAAATGTTTCAAATTCATTCATAAACCATTCATGATGATCAGGAGTTACATTAGGTATTGGCTCTAAAGTCACACCAGATACGGCACTAACTTGCTCTGGTGTAGGAATCGCATTAAATTCAGTACTATGAGAAACAAATAATTCAACTGCTTTCCTGTACTTCATATTAAAATACACAGGATTTACAATATTTTGACACCTTGCAAATAGATCAGGGTCACTTAATAAGAATCTTAAAAATAATTCTTGTGTTTCTTCGTTATATTGTTTTATATCTGCCATCTTTTCTTTATCTCATTGTATATATATCTAAAAATTATGTCATGTCCTACTTCGTTTGGATGACCGTCGTCAGGACTTTCTTCATTACCTTTAACTATTTCTGTTAAAAATCTATCACATATTATAGATTCGTCTATCATTTTATATAATTCTTTACAAAAAATATTATTGGATACACTTTGCCTAGATTCTTTAAAGTAAAATCTAGGTAAGCATCTTGCTGATAATCCTACTTGTAAAAGTTTAATTCCTTTTTGTTTGCAATATGTTTGCAATAAAATAATATTTTTAAAGTATTTTATAACTTCAGTTATATCAGATTCTACAAACGACTTATACTGCTCAAATACTTTTCGTTCTGTTTTAGTATCATTTTGAATTTTATCTAAATCATTTTTTGTATAATCTGTAATACTAATATCATATAATACATCTTCCATTGTTGTTACATATCCTATCCACAATTTATTTGCTATATTAAACCATTCTCCCCTATTAGGCGTAGGATGTTGTACTACTAATACTACATTGTTCAAATCTATTCCTTTATTTTTTTCAAAATATTCAATAGTAGTTCTAACAACTCTATCGTTAGAGCCTCCTTCAACTGCTAAATTAGTAACATCAGTAAATCCTTTTGTGCCGTTAAAACGACTAGGCCATACCCAATCTGGAGCCATACTATTTTCAGAGTCCTTATGCCCAAAAGTAAAACTACAACCATTTGCTATTAATTTCATATTAATGTCCTACATGTACTCCAAACATATACCCTAAAAAGAAAACTATTGGTCCTAAAATTAACAAGTCTACAATCCAATGTAATGCTATAGACATAGTGACAATTTCCTTCCAATGTAACTTGCAAACTTTTTTCCAATGATTAAACTTTTTGTTCATAACATTTTTGCCTTTACTTCTATTTTAAGTTTATTGTTAGTTGCATGTTTTATTATACTGCTCACTGTTGCTAATCTTCCATACATATTAACTGCATCTGCGGCATCTTTACAATCCACATGCCAAGGCGGGAAACTTACTTCCCACCCTAGTTCAGCGGCCTGCATAATCAAATCTTTACCTGCTTCATCTCTATCAGGACATACAATTATTCTTTTACCTAATTTTTCTATTAGATGTGCCTGCTCAGGACCAACACTATTACCCTGTATTGCTATTCCATCAATCATTATAGCATCAAATACACCTTCTGTCACTATAACAATTTCTCTTTCTGTATCTGCGAACTTATCTACATTAAAAACATATCCTGATTGCATATTATGTAAATATTTAGGTGTTGTTTTATCAGGCGGATTAATATGCCTTGCTGTCCAGCCAACTAGTTCACCGTTATAGGTAAAGGGGACTACTAATCTCTGCTTGTACAACTTTTCATTAAAGTATAGCAGTGGATATAGACCAAGTAGTCCTCTTTGTTCTGCATATTGTTTAATAGTATGATCATCATTTAAATCATCTACAGTAACAACATTGTCTGGTAAATCTATTGTATTAAATTTTGCTATAGAATATACATAGTCTGATGTATTTTCTGTTTCTAATTCTTCTGTATATTTTAAAAGTTCAATTGTGACTTTATGTACATCTTCGTCTGTTGCACCTAATCTGGTTGCTAAGTCTTTATACTTTTTGCCTAAGGTAGGGTTAGGTTCCCAACCAGTAGTAAAGCCACAATTAAAACAGTTATAGGATATTTTTGCGCCGGTAGTTATTAATCCGCCTCGTTTTCTTTTATCACTACACATTGGACAATCCATTGTGTTCCAGCCACTAGGTGTTTTACCTGTTCTAACTGGTAAATTATCTAAAAGGAGGCGGTGTACACTCTCAACTAAAAAGTCTATATCCATAGTATTATTATACAGGATATAGTGTGGGAAGTCAACTAGTTTCTGACTTGTACTTGGCTTATATTACCTGATGTTGGAGTATGTAAAATTCTAATCCAGTTTGCATTTACGTTATAGTTTCTCGATACTATTTTGCTACTACTTGTTACAGGAATATTACTTTCAAGTGTTACCCAATCTGTACTTAAATTATTCGTATCGGGTACACTTTCAACTAGACTTGCCTGTACATCAATATTTCCAGTATATGCATCTGGGTAGATTGCTATTGTATGTAATGCATTTGGAAAGTTTCTGTCTTGATTACCTGAAAAAGCACTTGTTGTAAAAACATTTGCTGGATCACCATCTGTAGTAGATGCTACTTGTAAAAATGTGTTTGCACTCTGAGTTGGTGTTGGAGATTGATCTATTTGTTCTGTAATCTGTATATCAAAAACTAATCCGTTATTCTGGTCTGAATATACAGGCTTGTCTGTACCTGAAGAATCCTGTTTTGCTATGTAAATTCTATATAATCCTGCTGTGACATTTCTTAAATCGCCCTCATCTAAGACCAATTTAACTTGACCTACATTACTAGTATGCTCTAAAAGTTTATAGAACAAACGTCTTTTAGTTGTAGGATTTATAAGATACGCACTTAAGGTATCACTAAAAACATTTTGTAATTTTCTATCTCTGTTCCTAATACTGAACAGCAATTCGTTTGTTAACCCTTTATGGGCAATTAATTTTCTATTATTCATAGGTCTGTTATCCACGTATAGTCCATCCGTACCAATTACTAAATCGATATTATTATCATATAAGTATAATTTGTGGTCGTTTTGGCTCATAATAAACTCTTTATATTGTACTATTTATCAATATTTATACTAAATAGTTTTGTGGAGAAAGAAGAACTTATCAAACAAACAGAAGAACGTTATCCGTTCTTGACCGGCATCAAATATGGTGACAATGAATACATAGGTATTGTTATCAATCATGATAACAGTATACTTACATTCTACGATTTAGATAAAATTCCTAATAACGAATTAAAAAAAGATTTCTTAGAATTAGGTGAGACTTGGTGGTGGGAATCAAATAGACAATTACCAATAGATATATTTTTATTTCATGAAATGAAACCTTATAAAAATCTTTTGAGAACTTTTGTAATGAAAGATATAGAAATTATATTTGGACCTATGACATCTTTACAAAATTTAATTAAAAAGAGAATAAAAAGACGTGGTATTCAACTAGTAAGAAAAATAGACTAATCTTCACACAATAAATTTAATTGTACAATTATAGCCAAAGCATATCCATAACTATGTGACTTCTTGAAAAAGTAAGTATCATCATTTGGTTTTACCCAAACATCTTCCTCAATAACCTTCCAGTCCTTTCCCACCAAATGCCTTTTACCTGGGCGTATCATAGCAAGTATCATTGCTAGTTGTTCAAGACTTTTAGGAGGATGTTGTTTAACAATATCCCAATGATTGCTTATATGAAATAATTTTTCAACAACTTCCTTGTGTGTAAACAATTCCCACATAGGCTCAGTTGCTATTAGTTTATCAAGATGTGTTTCATCTATAATATTTTCGTATATATGATTATTAAGAAAGTCTACTTTAAACCATCCATCTTCTTCTGCTTGTTTATGATCTATTGTACTGTAACCTTCTAAAGGAAACTTAGGAATATTTTGAAAGTAGACACCAGTATTATGTTTAGTAAAGTTACTATCTTTTTCAATACTTGCAGGTGTATGATTAACTAACTTGAGAAAGTCATCTCTATTAGCCATATCGATATCTACATCAAAATCAATCTTCACTGAACAATAAACTCCACTTCATTAGTTTTTCTTTTTTAACTTTCTTGCGTTCTTCAATTTGTTCTTCACTGACAAGTCCGCTATGTTTCATAATATCAATCATACACATCACATCACCTATCTCATCTTGCAAGTTTACAAGGTCTTGTTCACTGCGATCATCTTCAAAACGAATTAGTTTACTACATGCCTGACTAAGTTCAGCACATTCTTCCATTGTTATTACTAACATTTCTTGTTTTTTATTCATTACTCTTCCTTAACAAATATACCATCTACCATACGACCTTTTCTGTCCTTGATATCATTATATGCAACATTTAAACATTCTTCTAATGTTGTGCCTTCTCTTTTAGCAATATTGATTAATATTACCAAACAATCTCCAATATCATCTTTTACGTCTGTACCTTTACAAACACTATCAGATAATTCTCCAACTTCCTGTATTAATTTTAATACTTGATCTTTACTAGTTGCACCATCAATAAGATTTCTATCAACGTGCCATTTTTCTGTCAATTCAATTAATTCGGGCATATCCCACATTTCCATTCTATTCTCCTTCATATTCCTGCAACCTCACATGCATTTTTAACTTCCGCTACTTCTTCTTTATTATTTGCAAACTGTTTCATCCAAAATGTTGCATCTATAATATGTTCTATCATTTTAACCTGTTCGTCACTAAATTTTACTAATAAGTCATCACCAGATCTACAAAGATATATCATCCAGGGAGATATTTTAGCACTTCTTATATCATGTACTGCTCTTGCTGATGTAACCTCTTTAAAATAATCCTGCCAAGGTTTATTATTTTCTTTACCCCAACTGTCAAGATAAATGATTGTTCTTTCTAATGCCTTCATTCCAGGTTCTTTTTTTACATATACTAATAAAAATTCGTCATAAAGACTATCCTTATGCCAATCTGCTAATTTTTTACCTTCCTTTATAAGCCATTCTGCAAATTGTTCTGGATTTAAATATTCGTTTGTTACACAACTTCTACCAAACTTTACAAACCCTTCATAATATTGGCTTTTTACAAAATCTTCATAAGTTTTTGATTTAGTGGCCGCTGTGTTCATTTCATAAAACATTTGAAAAACTCTATAACCTAATCTTGTATGTGTTAAATCCTTATCTGCCATACGTCTTTTCTTAACACACATATGAACACTAAGAGTTCGTTCACTCTTAAAACTTTTTCCACACCATTTACATGTGAAATTATTTTCCAAAGATTTCTCTAATTGATTTGTCATCGTATCCGTGTGCTTCTGCTAATTCTTTAAGTTCTTCTTTACTGTTTATTTCTATTAAATTATTAATATCCTCTGATTTCATATGTGGATATATACTGTATATAAAGTCAAATACTTTATTATTTTTCTTCTTTGCATTAGGCGGTTTTAAAAAAGGATGAAATTGTACCTTACCTACTCCACATGCAGTAAATAATAACCATTGTAATTCAGGATGTTGTGGGACCTTATATTCAACTTTATGATATCTATTAAGTAATTCATTTGTCATATAGATATAATTTGCGGCATCTCTACCTTGTACACTACTGCAATATCTCATCATCATCCAGGCACTAAATGCCTTCTTTTGTTCAGCACTAAGATTAGTATAAAAATTTCTATCTTTTTTATCTATTGCCGCCATTACATCTTTTAAAGGTAGGGCTGGATTCTTTTTAGGTGACATTATTTTCCTTCAAATTCAATTAGTGTCTCAACATTATATCCTTCTTTCTCTATTATAGCACTTCCTTCTAAATCGGGCAAGTCTATAACGGCTAAAATTAAAATATTTTCTTTAGGTACTTTCCAACATTGTGCTATCAAACTTGCTAATGCCTTTGCTGTTCCGCCTGTAGCAATTAAGTCATCTACTATAACAATTTTATCTTTAGAGTTTATATCAGAATTTCGTTGAATATGTAAAGTTGATTCTCCATACTCTAGTTTATAACTTCTTTGATAGGTGGGGTTGGGTAACTTACCTGGTTTCCTTGCTAATATTAAGGGTAATTCCATATCTCTTGCTATAGGAGAGCCAAAAATAAATCCTCTACTTTCTATTGCAACAATTTTAGTAGCATCAAATTGCATACATACTTTAGTAAGGTCAACACATGCTTTGTTGAACGCATGTGGGCTTTCTAACATGCTTGTAATGTCCCTGAACTGTATTCCTTCTATAGGAAAGTCTGGTACTGTTCTTATTGAGTCTTTAAAATTTAAAATCATAATGTATATTCTTCCCAGGTTATTAAACTATTGCCAGTAGGTTCTTTACCAAAATGTCCGTAATTTGTGGTGTCAGGTAATATTACATTTAATAATCCTAACCATTCTATAATTCCTTTAGGTGTTAAATCAACTTCCTTTCTAATTAAGTTCATTAAATCTAATCTAAGTTCACCATTTGCATATATTAACAATGATGACGGTTCCTCTATTCCTATCACATAACTTAATTGTACTAAACATTCTTGTAAATCATATTTATGAACAATATTCTTTGCTATCCATCTAGCCATATATGCCGCACTTCTATCTACTTTTGTAAAATCCTTACCTGAAAAAGCACCACCGCCATGCGGAGCATATCCACCATAAGTATCTACAACAATTTTTCTTCCTGTTAAACCTGTATCTCCGTCAGGTCCACCAATAACAAATCTGCCTGTAGGATTAATTTGGTAATTTGTTTTTTCTGTTAAAAACTCTTTAGGAACAACATCTTTTACAACTTCCCTTACTAAATCTTCGACCTGCTGTTGTGTCGCTTCTGCATGATGTTGAGTACTGACTACGACATTGTTAATATCTAAAGGTGTATTTGGTGCTCCATAATTTACTGTCAACTGACACTTACTGTCAGGTAAAATTATACCTTTATATTTTGAATTAGATTTTCTCCTATTAGATAGTTCTTGTAATATCTTATGCGAATACGATATTGCAAAAGGCATGTAATTTTCTGTTTCCCTATTTGCATATCCAAACATAATACCTTGATCACCTGCACCAAAGTTATCAGTACCTAATGCTATATCTGAACTTTGCCCATGTAAGTAATATTCTATATTTAATTTGTCCCAATGAAATCCTTCTTGTTCATAACCTAGTTGCTTGACAGTATCAATTACAATACCTCTAACTGATTCCTCTACATCTTCTTCTCTATCAGTTTTATATTCTCCTGCTATTATTACAGTATTTGTAGTAACTAATGTTTCTACTGCGGCTCTATTATTAGAATTATGATTAATTAACCATTGTGCTATGTGATCTGATATTAAATCAGCAACTTTATCTGGATGTCCTTCGCTGACACTTTCACTTGTAAATTGATACATATTTTGTTTTCCTTATTTAAATTTGTTTTCCATTATGTCTTCCCAAGTAGAATATTCAATACCATCGAATGCTCCTTCAGGGAAAGCAGGAGGTACCCATTGCACCGTCCTTTCTCTTTTATACACATTTTGTAACCACACTATCTTTCCAGATAGTAATGTTACAGGCTTCC